TGCTCTATCAAGCTCACATTAATCCGCTCAAGGAACTGATTGAGGACAGGCAGCGGGACGTAGAGCGTATGCAACTTCAAGGTAAGACGGTATTCCAGTTGCGTGAGGCCGTGTTAGCAGAGGCTGCTGCACACGATACCTTGGCTGATGCCCTAGATAGGGAGGGCCACCATCGCGAGGCAGCGGGGCAACGCCTTGAGGCAGATAGGAAGCGCCGCCAGCAATATCTGAAGGAACTTGGAGCCTGGGCCGGTCTAGGGCAGATAGCCGCAGAGCGGAGAAGACTCGAATCTGGCTTGACCGAGAATCAATTGCTCGACCCTCGCGTATTCGCTGCGGAGCGAGAGGCGATATGGCGGCAACTGTTTCAGGCTCAAGCGACAGGCGACGTTGTGGCCTATGAGCGGGCACGAAATCGGATGTTTAGCCTGTACAAGCAGTTGGCGGAGGAGCGAAAAAAGCAAGCAGAGAAAGAGAGGCAAGACAATGAGGACATTTCCTCTGCTCGCTGGGAGTGGGCGCAGACATACTACAAGTATGGCCTCATCGGTGAGGAACGGCTCAACAAGGAGAAGAGCCTGCGCCTATCCATGCTCGCCAAGGAGATTAGCCAGACCACGAAGTTGGCTGATAAGTACCAACTCATGACGGAGTACGTCCGCACGATGAAGGAAGACGCAGAGAGCATGTACGATAGGGTCATCAAGCGCATCATCGGCGGGCCAGGGGGCATTGAGCGTGCAATACCCTCGATGCACTACCTTGGCGGTCTCTTCGGAGCCGCCGCTGTTGGTGCCCCGCCTGTAACTCCCTCCGTAGTGCGGCGCACAGACAATACGCTGACCATTAGGTTCGACCCTAGCGTGGGAGACCAGATAAGCAAAGCTATTCAAGGGGCATCCACCGAGGCCATCCAGAACGCTATCCTTGATGGTATCGTCCGTAGCTTTGGAGGCAGATAGAATGGGTGCATATTCCTGGAAAGTCCACGGTGATGTGCCTCAGACTATCATAAGCAAGAGGGGACAGACTTTCCTTGAGGTACTTCGCACGGAGACTGATGATTGGCGTTCTCAAGGCGCATGGTATGATGACATGGTGTATGAGCCGCTCATACCGGGCTACATGCTCAGACCGCGCTTTGCGCCTTGGGTGGTGAGTTATCTTCCCGAGTACTACTGGGTTTTTCCCTATGATGAGAGTGTCGGCGTCGAATGGATAGGCATACAAGATTGTTGGGGGGAGAATGGAGGAAGATGGCTTTGTAGGCGTGATGCTCTGTGGCCGCAGAACACATTCAAGACCTGGGCAGCATATTTGGCACCAGGCCATACTGCGCTGGAGGCAGATAGGGGTATCTACTACGATTTGTATCTGCTTCCGCCCAGTGGCAGTCCGACCTCACCTGAGTTGGAGTATGTCACGTTCTATCCTCGCATTCATCCGGGCTATGCTGTTTGGTATGATAGCCATGCTATGGCACAATTCTGGGCACCTTATCGTGCTGTGCTTACCACAAATTCGCTTATCTTCCAGATTAACGTTAATAGCACACCTGCTCTGCCAACTGTGGCTCCTGGTACAGACCCAAGTAGCGCGTATGGTTCGAGCGATTATATGACTAGTTATGTTCACCCCCTCAGGGACAAGATGGACATCGCAACCGAGTTCTTTAGCAAGCGGCAAAAGATATTCTTCCTGCCCATAGGCAACAAGAGGTTGCTAGTGAAGGCCGACTTCCTAGAAGATGGAGGCTTCGTCTACACCACTGATGTTGAGCATGATGGCTTTGAGTTCTTCCCCGTGGGGTCGGCGGGCGTACAGGTGTCGCAGGGAGGGTCAGCCATTCTGAACTTCGTGCCTGCATACTTTCCATCGGAAGGGGAGTTCTGGGGAAGCAAGAGGGAACTCAATACGCCAGAGAACTACACGTTCGCAGAGGCTAGTATTGACTTCACGACGTATGCGCCGCCCGCTGCAAGCTACGGAGTGTCGGGGGAAGTACGCGACGGGGATGGCGACACGCCCACGCCAACAGATGTGATACACGAGCACCGCTACTATTTCTATGCAACGGGGGATACCAAATATACTCCTGTCATAGAAGATGTGAAGCTCCTCTTCGGAGGGCATGTTGTGGAGAAGACCTTCACGCCCTCTTACATCCAAGATGACATCCTTTCCTTGGAAGAAAGCGTATCGGGCGAACAAGGGGCTATGGAGGTCACTATGGAACTGGCGGATGACGCCAGTCATGGCGATGGCACCTACGCGGCCTGGGCGGATAGGGCCTCTATCGCCTTTGACTACGACTGGCTCGATGGCGATACAACTATCCATCGGGCGATGCTCTACATGGATAGCGTGGAGTATGATGAGGAGTCGCCCATTCTGCGCCTGACCGCACGGGACGCATGGAAGCGACTTGAGAATATCAAGCTTGGCGGCGTCAGCAAGGGCGACGGCAAGATGTACACCGCCTACATAAAGGAACTCCTAGAATGGGCGGGCTGGCCGGATGACAAGATTAACATATACACAGATGATGCCTTCACTCTCCCCGCCTCTGGAGGCGGACAGGATTCTGCGTGGGAACCCAGGCCTGGGGTATCGCTGGCCGACTTCATTCGCCAGATGCACCGCGACTTCGCCGTTCAAGACAGGATGTACATTGATGGTGATGGTGTCTTTACCATAGAAAAAGGGGAAGACTTCACCGCTACCTCCAGCAAGACCTTCTACTGGACGCACGATGACGCGCTCGCTGCTGGTGACTGGTTTGCGACTATTGACCGAGGCACCTGGCGCGAGAAGACGGACATAGAAAGCTATCGCAATCTCATCGTGGTCATAGGTGAGATACAAGGGAAGGGGCCGGTAGGTAGCTACTGGGCAGACGTGCCGAGCGTGGCTGATGAGACCTCGGACAGATACGTGGGCGAATGGCGCCTGCTTATCTACATCAACTCTGGCTTCCGCACACAGCAGGTCTGCAACCGCGTCTGCCGCTCCCTGGCGATGAACTATGGTAAGCTGCGCAAGACCGCCGAGTTCTCCAGCACCTTCTACCCCGAACTGAGGCGCGGCGACTTCATCGTGATAGATGGCAAGGGTGTTGACCTCTGGGAGATAGAGGGTGTGCGCTATCGCATTGACGCGGGCAGCGAGTTCACAGACGATGAGTATGGCACGGGGGAACGCATTGCCCATGCTCAATACACCATCCGCGAATGGGTTGACCCCTTCCCCAAGGAGGAATGATTTCCTGTGGCTAAACGATTGACCGGCGTATCGCGACGTGGCGGCGACACGCAAAACAAACTTGACTTGCTGAGGCGTACCTTGGACAAGATAGCGTCGAAGGAGAGCGAGGGTGCGCTAATCCTAACCGGCAAGACCACTACTACTGCTGATAGGACACAGGAGGTTCTGCGCGATGCCTATAACATGTCGCTGACCTCGTTCGTGCGGCTAGATGATGGCAACGGGGGATTTCGTTTCCAGTTGGGCTGGTCAAGCCTAGACGGGCCGGATACATTAGGCTAATAGTGGAACCGGTTCCACTATTGGAGCGTGGGTTTGCCTCCCGCCGATTCGGGGTATTCTCCTAGAGAGCGCATACCAATCGGCGAGGAGGAGCCAGAATGAAGTCGGTCTGGCCGTTGCTGGCTGTGCTGGTGGTGGGGACGGGCATTACCATTGCTGCGCGGACTCCAGCGGGCGAGCGGCAAATGCAGGAGTGGCTTGTCGGGCTGCCGAGGGGCGAGGAGGACGGGGCGGCATTCGAGTTCTCGGCAACGATAGACCCGACCGGCGAGAGGCCAGTGCTAACGACGGGCGACGGAAAGCGCATAGAGCTTAGCTGGGAGGACGGAGAAGGGCCGATGGCAGCGAAGACACAAGTGGCAGACCATTTCGGGGCGAGCGCGACGCTGAGGTTCCTGTGCAGTAGCACGGCGGATGGATACACAGGGTGTGGGGGTACAGCGGGTTTGTCTTTGAGTTTTGGTGGATATGATAGTGGGCCTAGATTAAGACCTGAAACCCATGATGGGCACTTGATGATGCACGCATATAGAGAGGACCAGGACCTGCCGATTGATGAATGGTACGAACTGGATGATGCCTTCCACGATTGGCAAGTAAGCATAGAGTTAGATGCCACGCTTGAGGAAAGCGTGAGCGAACATCCTATAGGGGAGAAAACTGGCGTTACTCACGCCAAGGAGATGCAGGGGAGGGACGAGTGGGTGGTGGAGGAGGGGCAGACCGTTACAGTAAGGGTTGTCACAGAGCAAGGGACTTACCAATATGTTGATACACTGGATACACCACGCGATATTTCTACAGTGCTTACCATAGCGATGTGGTCGGGTGGGCACTATTCACGTACCGCGGGCGACTATGTGCGTATGGAGGACATCACGTGGACAGAATGCCCGATAGATGCAAGCAGACTCCACGAGGTGCTTGACCCGACATGCACGGGTGAATCGTGGACAGGAGTGAAGATGGAGGTCATCGGGTCGGGTTCCACGATACGCCTATATGCGCCCGAGGAGTTGCATACAGCGGGCTTCGGCTGGAGCGGCAGCATACACGCTCCTCGCGAATACTCATTTTCTGGCCTGAGTGTAGCCGACATGGTCTGCTGGATTCCCTAGAACTGTACTGCACAGGCGTAGAGGAGTTTTCAGATGGGGCATGGCATACGAAGAAGGACACGCTGGCGGGATGGAGAGCGGCGACTTACGTGGATACATGGGGGAAGTACTCGTGGGATTCGGATGACCCGCAAGAAGGTGACATACGACTGTTGCCAAATGTGTCTTTCTACGTAGACGCTGCCAGCGCACAGAGCCACAGACTTGAAGGATACGGCGCATGAGCGTAGACACGAGCACGGTTAGCTTCGACCATGATGGGCGGATCGTCATAAGCGGTTGGCCGCTTTCTGCGACCGACCGCACGTCCTCGCCCTATGTTTCTGATATTGTCACAATAGCGCACCGCGATAATGTTGGGATCTATGGAGACGTATTCCCAATAAGTAGCGGCGATGAGTGGTGGGGACGGTGGGAGCCCACTACGCATTATGAAACCACACCGCACTACGTAGCCCAAGCCGATGGGTATGAAGGAGTCTTTGAGCCATGTCTGGAATGTGACCATTTTGTTCAGCTTTTTTTTGAGGCCAACTTCGGCATTGATTTTCCTGATGACTGGTGGAAGGGCACTGCCCTAGAGATGTGTTCGGGCTTGCCCGATGGGTTTGAATGTATAAGTGATAGTTCTCTTTGTGAAGACAAGTACTTACAACCAGGCGATGGATTGGCTATTCATGTAGGAGGGGCAGGACACGCGGCGGTTGTACACAGCACCGAGGGCGGCAAAATAATTCTGGCTGAGGGTCTGTACGACCCTAATAATCCTGGGCACGGAGTAGATGGCAACATAGTTTTAATCAGGGAGAAGCCCTCGTCCTATGTGACGTTCGCCATATTTCGTTATGTTGGGCCTAGTAACGTATTTAGGTTTGTCCCCATCTCGAACTATGAGCGGCGACAGGTTCTTGTTGCTTCTCAGGCAGCGCCTGAGCCAGTGCCCCAAGCCTATATAACTCGAAGGCATAGCTATTACACACATCATTGGACAACTATTCAAGAGTACCCTGAAAGTGTCTATTGCTGGCTTGGATGGCGTTATCTATACGTCTATCTTGCCGCCCCCTCTCCTCGCAGCACTAGGTTGCAAACTACGATCACGTTTCGCAGGGGACAGTATTGGGACAACCACCGTACAGATTCTAGCCGCCAAACTGAGTACGAGTATGCAGCAGGGCAAGACTACACTCTTACTTACGATGCCCCCGTCGCCGAAGGAGTGCAAGAGATTTGTGTTGATATTGGCGAGATACAATCCAAGGAGCCGATGCAAATCGTGACAGGAATTAGGCTTGAGTTCGCGGATGGTGATGACTGGCAAATAAACGAACCCAAGTTATGCCTTGACAGGGGAGACCTCTCTTCGAGCCCTCCGCGCGATCCGGCAACGCCGCATTGCTACCTCAAGGAGTTCGAGCACTGGCAGTACCGGCGCGGCGGCATGTCCGCCTGCGTGGACGGGCAGTACCTGGAGGGGATTGCCTGGCCCGATAGTTCGCACGGGAATACCTTGGAGCCAACGGGAGGGCATTTCGACTATCGGGTCGGAGCTACAAGCGGCATTGACTTCACGAGCGCGTGGAGTTTGGCAGGCTACCTCGACTTCATAGAGCGATGCTCAGACGCTTGGGATACTACGTACAGTGCCGCCGCTGCCGAGGCCGCCTTCAAGGACGACGAGGGCAACTGGCTCAAGACGCCCCATTGCTTTGACCTGCGGCCTGTAAATCGGCAGACGGGAACTACCTTCGACGTAGCGGTGCGGGTGGGGCAATGGACAACAGCGGCAGGCCTACACTACGACTTCACGGCGGAGAAGATAGTGAGAGGGCAAGCCCACGGGTGGATGAGCGACCCGACCGGCGCAGCAGACCGCAATCACGCTAACGCCGACACCTTGGAGCGGCGCAAGCAAGGCAGTAGCGATACGTGGGCAGAGGTACAATCCCTGAGCAGCGATGGGCATGGGCATTGGCACTCTCAAAGCCTAGAGACCATCGCAGAATACAGCGACGATGTGGCCACATTCTGGAACTACCGCGTGGATAGTACCTATGCCCTTGCACACGTCCGCGAGTATGCCACCATGCAAGGGGCCTCAGCGGGTGGGCATAGGTTTTCTCTCTTAGTCCCGCGTGCTTCTGCTAGGCTGATACACTTCTATTCTACGCTGCTGAATGGCATATATCACCTCTACAGCAATCCCGAGGTGCAGTACTGGGAGGATGCCTCAGAGGTTGACCCTGGCTACACAAACCCCCATCAAGATACAACGGGTGCTGGCGACGATTATCCTAGCGCCTTCTTTACGGAACGAGGGCGGTTGCACTTGTGCTTTGTCCGTGATAACATAGTGTACACGCAGCATAGCGATGACCTTGGCGAGACGTGGAGCACATCTGTGTCAATAACATCGGGCTATAGTACTGCCTTCTTCTGGCGGGCCGAGGATAACCCCATTGTCTACTTTGCTGGCGTGAAGAGCGATGGCACCTTGGACTTCGCCTACAGCACTGATACGCTTACAACCCTAGAGGACGCGGTTACCGTCGCCTCTGGGGTTGATGTGAGGCAAGCGTCGGGTGTCATGACACAACGTGGGCGTATAGTCATCGTCTACTCCAAGGGCGGGGAAGAGACCGTCTCATACTCAGATGACGGCGGCGTGACATTCCAGGAGGCGTGAAGATATGCCAGGCCTTGATAATCACTATACGTTGACCGACCCGACAGATTATCCGAGCGATGAGGGCGGCACACCCTTTAGGAACAGGCTGAATACCAATCAGGACACACTTCTAGCCCAATCCCAAACGGTCGAGAATAACTTCGAGGATGTCATATACGAACTCTTCGGTTCGGGCATCCTGAGCGGCATGGTGGCAAGCATCGGTACGGGTCTATCAATAGACGTGACCTCTGGCTACGCGCTCGTCGGCAAGCTTGTGACTGGCTATGCTGGAGGAGCAGTAAGCGTTGAGGCCAATGCCAATCCGGGCTACGTCTACTATTGTCAGAATGGCACATGGGTAGTGAACAAGACGGGCACAGCCCCGACCGACAAGGCCAACTTCGAGTTCTGCCAATATGTCTCTGACGCAAGCAGCGTCACCTCCGTAACAAGCCCGCCCCAAGTGTTGCCATGCGAACTCCTGACGCTCACGGGCACACTAGAGGACTTGCACGTGACATCGCTGCACTACCTGGACTACGAGCTTGACCACTCAGCGGACGGTATCTTCCAAATCCCAGGCTTCATCACCTTGAGCGTAAGCCCCAGCAATGCGTTCACGGTAGAGCATATCAACCTCCAGAGCGATACGGGTAGCGTCTTCAACTTCAGGATAACAAGAGGCGCGTCCTATAGAAGCTACTCGCAGTACTATTACAAGTCTGCGTCAGACCACGGGGCGTACGCCCTATGCACCGTCACGTGGACAAGGACGGGTCTTGCGTTCAAATAGCACAGGGAGGCCACCATGCGCCGTGTAGAGTCGGTAGGAACTATCCGCGTTCTGGGAGGCGGGAGGGTTATTAGGCTCCGCAACCTCACACCCCACGTCCAGCGCGTCGGCCTATACACTATTCCGCCAAGAGGCGAGCGCCTTGCCGCAGAGGGCGACATTGATACACGAGCGATTGACCCCCAGAAGGTGGAAGTGATATTCCCCGAAGGAGAGCAGCCAATGCCTGCACCAGCACAGCCCCCCTCCACGGGAGCATATTCCCATGAGGCAAGCTACACTTGGCTGTGGAGCAACGAGGACGGCTACGTAGACCCCTCAAAGCTTCCGCAGAAGAATGCTACGGGGAAGCAACGCACCTGCTGCATTGTCACGGGCGATGGGGGCCTTAGTGGTGGCGTCAAGGCAATACAATCCATTGCTTACTATCTTCTCAAGATGGGGTGGTACGTGGATGTCTCCTTCGCCCGCCCCGACTTCATGTCGCAATGGCCTTGGGTCAATTGCGTCCTTCGAGGACAAGAAGCCCCATATTATGATATGGTGATGGGCACCTTCGTCACCACGCGTCCCGTAGCTAGGGCCATAGACTGCCGTGTGAGAATAGGCCTTGTGCAGAGTGATGAGCCGGAGTGGGTGCGGGGCCAACCCCAGTACGAGGAGTGGAAAAAGTGCTTTGAGCTAGACGGCTTCAAGGACATAATCATTGCAGACCACATGTGGGAGTTCGCTGAGAAATATGGCATGGATATCGTGGGAAAACTTAACCCTGGAGTTGACACGCTGACCTTCTGTCCATGCCAGGCGTTCCTTAGCCCTAAACCCTGGGACCACAGCATTATGGTGGTGACAAAGGGCGCTCATGTTTGGTACGATGGGCATGACTATCTCATACCAGCTATCAACAGCCTAGCTAGTAAGTACCCCGACCTAGAAGTCACGTGGCTTGGCTATCCTCCTCCTAAGATGTCATGTAAGGTCACACATGTGCGTACTTACAATGAAGATGAGGTTGCACGGTTATACTCACGCGCCACGGTCTTTGTCTCACCTAGTCTCATTGAGGGAACTCCTCGGACGGTGAGGGAGGCTATGGCCTGTGGGACGCCAGTTGTGGCTACTCCTATCGGGCTGGATTACGCTGAACATGGTGAGAACATCTGGCTTGTGCCCATGAAAGACGCTCAAGCAATCGTCGAAGGGGTAAGCACTCTATTCGAGGACGAGTGCCTACGCGAGAGAATAATGCTCAACGGCCTGCGCCCTTGGCGCGAAAGGACGCACCTTGCGTATGTTAAGCATTTCTACAGCATACTGGGAGGATTGTTAGCTTGAGGATTCTCATCCGATTGCTAGGTGACGGAGACCCACAGAACCCCACGGTGCGCCAGCGCGGAATACGTGTGCGCGAGGAACTAGAGAGGCGTGGCATAGAAGCCTTCTTCTGGTCTGAGGACGGGCCAGAGAGTCTACATGCAGATGTGCGCCCATACTACGACAATAGTCCTGCTGACCTTGTATTGATACAACGCCAGCCTACTTTCAAGCGTATGGCAGCAGCGAAGGCCCTAGCAAACATCGTGCTGTTGGATGTGAACGACAGTCTCTTCCGAAGAGAGGGTCCGGGCAGCACAGGAGCCAGGTTGCTTGCAGAAGCGGATGCGTTGCTTACGTGTTCTGTCTGGCTTCAAAAGACCTTGCGAGTATTCCACCCTCATGTCTACTACTGGCCGGAGGCGATTGACACCAACTGGCTTCAGGAGCGTGTCAAATACAGCCGGAGAAAGAAGTCGGTTCGTATCGGCTGGCATGGCTTTACTGATAACCTCTGCTGGTTCGGGCTGTCACCTATTAGGTGGGCATTGCCAGAACTTGCGGACAAGTACAATCTCACTTGGATTATCTCGTGTCCTGCTATGAACAGCGCAGGGAAGTCGAACGAGGAATGGGCACGAGAGTTGCTCCCAGGAGAGGTCGAGTTTTACCCATGGCATCGCGATGAGGTTGCCCCGCTTATGGCCTCATGCGACTTTGCGGCTATCCCCCTAGAGCAGTCAGACTGGACATGGAGTAAGTCGTGCAACAAGAGCGCCAGTCTCATGGCAATGGGCCTGCCTGTCATACTGGAGGACACACCGTCCCATGCAGAGGTTACCAACAATGGCAAGGTGGGCTTGCTGGCATATCATGCAGAAGACTGGCTTGACGGCATGGCAAAGCTGATAACTCGACCTAACCTACGGAAGAAGCTTGGAAGGGTTGGCCGCGACTATGCCCTCAAGCACTACACGGTTCAGCACGTCGTAGACATGCTATTGTCTCGTGTTGAAAGGGGCACCGCCGAGAAGGGGTGGGCGAGGGTTGGGGCCTCGGGATAAGGCGATAGCCGCAGGACCCCTATCCTAAAAGTGGAACCGGTTCCACAATCGGAGGCCACAAATGCGAATCGCAGTGATTGGGAGTTCGGGGCAGCTTGGCAGCGAACTGATGCTCGAAGGCAAGAAGCTTGGCCACAAGATGCTGGGCTTCAAACACACACACATTGAGGTGGCAGACGCAAGTAGCCTCCATCCCCTCATGGATGCACAGCCGGATGTGGTGGTGAACACAGCGGCCCTACACGACTTGCAGAAGTGCGAGAGGCAGCCCGCGAAAGCGTGGGATGTCAATACTGCAATCCCCCTTGTGCAGTTCACAGACGTTTTAGGCGACTGTGTGTATATCTACGTGAGTACAGACTACGTGTTCGATGGGGTGCTTGGCAACTATAGCGAGACTGCTCCTTGTAGGCCCAAGTCAGTCTACGGTATGACGAAGCGTGCGGGAGAACTAGCGGCCCTCAGCATATTGGGAGAGAAAGCGGCAATCTGCCGCGTGAGTTACCTCTACGGTAAGAAGGGGTGCAGAGGCAAGGGCGGAGGCAACTTCATAGACTTCCTAGCGAGGGCTGCACGAGAAGGCAGGCACCTAGAGCTTGATGCCGACACGCGCTTCTCTCCTACCTACGCCAAGTCTGCCGCACAGAGAATCTGCGAGGTGGCCGTTAGGGTTCGTGAGGGTAATGGCGGTATCTATCATTGTGCTGGAGGTGGCGCATGTAGCCATCACACGCTCGGTTACGCTGTGGCAGAGATGCTACACAAGAGGGTGGACTTTGCTGCTAGGACTGGCTCTCCTGATGAACTGAGGCCTAAACAAAGCGACTTGCTGAACACACGGTTAGCAGATGCACCAGACTGGCGTGAAGAGGTATCCCAGTACCTGCGAGAGAGAGGCTGGGCGTCCCCAAGGCGCTGAGAGGAGAGAAAGAGATGTCAGAGGGTAAGGTGCGCGTAGTAACGCTGCCTATGCACTTCGTGGACGATAGGGGTTCGCTAGTGGAGGTGTTTAGGTGTGACGAACCGAGCTTCGAGAACTTTGGGCAAGTGTATATCGTGGAGGATTTCACAGCGGGCACCATCAGGGGGTTCCATAGACACTTTAAGATGTGGGACGTATTTTTCATTGCACGAGGGGCAGCCAAGTTCCTCTTCGTGGACGCAGGGCTTGATGAGCCGCCCGACCCCTCTGGCAACGTCTACGCTATCACTACTGCTGCTTCAAAGCCCACACGCTTGGACGTGCCGCCTGGCGTTTGGCACGGTTGGAAGGCACTCGTAGACGGAACGCTTCTAGTGAGCATTGCTTCTGAACCCTACATGGGCAAGGATAGGAAGGGCGAACTAGACGAGGAACGTGTTGGGCCGTATTTCTTCCATCAAGCAAGCGAGATGTGGCAAACGGAGTTCAAATAGGCGAGGGAGGCACGAGGGAGGCCTCGTGCTATGCAAGTGCTAGTGGCTGGAGGTGGAGGCTACATAGGTGTACCGCTTTGCCAACAGCTTGTGGAGAGGGGGCACCACGTCCGCGTAGTGGACAAGGGCCTATTCCCCAGCGGTATCCGCGCCTTGGCGGAAATAAGCCCGCCCGTGGAGTTAATAAGGGCTGACATAAGCCAGCTTGACCCAAGGTACTACGAAGGCATGGATGCTGCCGTCTGCCTTTCTGGTCTGAGCAATGACCCTACTGCACAACGCTGGCCCGAAGAGAACCGCAGGATGAACGTACATGCTACTGCAACTATGGCACGACAAGCTAAACATGCGGGTATTCGCCGCTTTACGTTTGCCTCCTCTGCATCCGTGTATGGCTTTTCGCACAAGGTTGGTCTTACAGAGGACAATGAACTTGAGCCGCAGAGTTACTACGCGCAAAGCAAGTTGGATGCTGAGAGAGAGCTTATCCCACTGGCAGGTGACGGTTTCGAGCCTGTGATTCTCAGACAGGCGACGGTAAGCGGCTGGTCGCCAAGAATGCGCTGGGACCTTGTGGTGAACACAATGGTCATGTGGGCATTGCTCAAGGGCAAGATTAGCGTACACGCTGGAGGCGAGGCACGGCGGCCCCTAATAGACGTACAGGACGTAGCCGAGGCGCATGTGCGCTTCCTAGAAGTGGATGCGCCAATAGCAGGCGAGGTCTTCAATGTGGCGCACCGTCGGACGCCACACGGTGCGGAGAGCCTTATAGGAGAGGGCTACGCAATAGCAAGTCTGGCCCTCTGGATTGCAGAGTTGCTGAACAAGCGCGGCTATGATGTCCGCGTGGTAGGTGACTGGTCGCGTTCGGAGGGTAGAAGCTATGACTTGGACTCCTCGAAGATGCGAAGAGTTCTGGGATGGGAACCCCAGCGGGGCGTAGCTGCTATGGTAGATAGTCTCCTTGCTCATGATGCCGACTTCTTTGACCTTGAGACGAGAAACATCAACTGGCTTACTGCTTTGCAAGAGGGCGAACATATAACCCAAGAGTTCGGCAGCGTACTGTCGAGGGGCACAGATGCCAACGGTAAGACGAGCTAAGGGCACCCTCAAGCTAATAGGCAAGGGACGGGTTGTGCATGTCCGCAACACGAACACGATGCCTATCAAGGTGGGGAACCGCACGCTCTATCCTGGAGAGAGTGCAGATGTCGCAGACGTAGACGCAGCAGCAGCAGGTCTGCCCATTGAAGAGTACTCACCTGCGCCTCCCACGGTAGTTTCTGCACCCGTCCTATCATCCTCTCAACTCCATGAGTACCCCCTTGTCTCTATTGTCATCCCAACGCGCAACCGTCTCCAGATGCTCAACGAGTGCCTAGCGAGTGTGGCACGTCAACCCTACGAACCCAAGGAGGTCATCGTAGTAGATGATGCCAGCGAACACGAGGGGGCGTGCACGTGCGCCGCCTCTTATGGTGCCACGTATGTACGGCTTGCCGAGCAGCAAGGTGTTTCGCGGGCGCGGAATGTGGGTAACATGGTAGCAAGCGGAGAAATCATAGCCGAGATAGATGATGATGACAGACTTGCAGACAATGCCCTCGGTCTCGCGGTCAAGGCCCTTGAGGAAGCAGACTACGTGTATGGTCATTGCCAAAAGGTCGGGGGCGGGAATCAACTTGTAAGGCGACCCGCATATTACCCTGGTGTCTTCTGTGAGGGCAGCTTGAGCTTCGGGTTTCGGGCATACCGCAAGGTTGTGTGGCGGGCGATAGGGGGCTTCGACGAGGGGCTTGAGGCGGCGATAGACTTGGACTTTGCCCTGAGAGCGGAGGAAGCAGGCGCGAGGTTCGTGCTAGTAGACGCTGTGCTGGCCTACTATCGCAGGCACGAGGAGCAAATCTCCAGGCGAAATGCTGACAAGCAGAATGAACTGGCGCGGAAGGTCATCACGGTCGCCAAGAGGCGACGAAGCACGGGGAGGCTGTCTTGGGACTAACAATCGAGCATATTGCTCCCTTCTGGGCACCCGGTGGGCGCGAGCGCGTCATCCTCAACCTAGCCCGCTATCTACCAGAGTACAGGCATACCTTGGCCTTTGCCACCGACACGTATTTCTTCCCCAAGGAAGGGCTGCTAGGAAGCAAGGGCGAACCCGACGTAGTGCATTGCCACGGGGCGTCGCTGCTGCCGAGGCTTCCTTGGAGGGACATCCCCGTTGTCGTGACATTCCACAATGTGCCCACCGCCGACGAAGCAACACTCGTGCGCGAACTGAAACAACCCGTTGCAGTAGTAGCAGTCTCGCGGGCGGTTGCGGATGGCATCAGCAAGAACGGTTTGATTTGTACTGCCATCATCGCCCCTGGCGTGGACACGAAATACCTCGCACAACGTGTCGGCTTCCTGCCTCTGAATACCTGGCGGGCAAGGTGGAGGCTACCCTTTCTATCGCCGATAGTACTCTGGTCGGGCAGGCTAAACAGTATGCACCCGCCGAAGGACGTGGCTCTTCTCTTCGAGGTGATAGACCTTCTACCCCGCTATCACTTCCTTATCGTAGGGGACTTCTACCTGCGCGAGGCCGAACCGAAGCTTGACTTTGACTTCGAGGAGAGAGTCAAAGCCCTCCAAGGGAGGGTGACGTGGGTTCCCTATGTTCCGCCTCATGCTATGCTCGTGGCGTATAGGTTGGCCGATGTGGTCATCAGCACCTCGGAACGCGAGGGCTTCGGGCTAGTGATTGCGGAGGCTATGGCCGCTGGCAAGAACGTGGTGGTGCCCGATGTGCCCGCTCTGAACGAACTTGTGTCGCCAGACCGTGATGATGGGATAATCGTAGAGCGGTCAGCGAGCGGAAGCGATTGCCCAGGGCGTAAAGAAGGTTACAGAAGACCCCATCGCGGCCGGAGCACGCAACGTGCGGGCACAACGGACGGCAGAAGCGTGGGATGTCGAGCTAGTGGCGGAGGCATATCGGAAGGTATATGAAGGTTTGATTTCGCGTTGAGCGGGGTATGATAGGAATGCGTGGGGTAGGCAATAGTGGAACCGGTTCCACAATCTTCAGGAGGCAAGCAGATGGGCGCAGGCGTCAGGCAGTACGAGGGACACGACGTGCTAGTGTATGAATGCCCCCGCTGCGGCACCAAGTGGGATGTCTTCGTTCAGCGGGTGAACGGCCACTGGGATATAGTAGACGACAGGGACATTCAATGCCCCAAGTGTAAGACCATCGGCAAGCAGGTGTACTAGGAGGGATACGATGTCAGTCAACTCGGTTATACTCATGGGCAGGCTAGGCAAAGACCCCAAGGAGGTGGAGACACGCAGCGGCGATACAATGGCCGCCTTCCGTATCGCTGTGGACACAGACCAAGATGATGACGAACCCATGTGGATTGATGTCGTGTGCTTCAGGCAGCAGGCCGATGCGGTGCTAGAGAACCTCTCCAAGGGCGACCAGGTGATTGTGCAGGGTTCGCTCCGCGAGAGGACGTGGGAGGACGATTCGGGCCGCAGGCGGGCACATAGCGTCAACGCCTATCGGGTGGACTTCATCAAGGTGCGTAGTTGGGAGAAGAAGCGCAGGAGAGACTATGACGAGGATGAACGCCCCTCGCGCAGGCGGTCACGTGACGAGGATGATGAGAGGCCGCGTCGGCGTGAGAAGGACGAACCCGTGGACTACGAGGAACTCCTTGACGACGATGAGGACATAGACCCTTGGGCTTGAGTGGTGTGCCCACAATCTAGCAAGAAAGGAGGCAGTTCCAATGAAGAGACTTACAGTTGTGCTGCTGGCCTTGGCAATCTGTATCGGCGCAACAGCAGCGCCCAACATGGCCTTGCCAGACAGCCAATACACATTGCGCCAAGCAGGGACGTGGACTTGCTCGCACGACTATTGGGTGTCGGGCAATGGGCAAGTCATCGGCCCCGCAACGTCTGCACCACCCGCAGAGAGCCTCGTAGACATTGCCGGGGGAAGCGTCACTAGGGGCTATCTGCTTCAGCGGCAGATATGCTCCTGCACGGCAGTGGAGGGAAGCATCACCGCCACCCGCGTTCTGAATACCTTCCTCTATGCCGTCCCCGAAGGCACAGGGGCCATCTGGTATCCGAGGGAGGGGGTTATCTACCGCCAACTCGTGCGAGTGACTGCTTGCTACAATCTGAACGCAGATGGCACCATCAAGGCGCAATGGCATTGGCTGCTGCCAGCTAGGCATTTCCTACCTCGGCCAATAGCCCAGCAAATAAGGGAGGGGCGACCCCGTGCTTCTGTGTGGGGTTGCCCCTCTCTGCGGTGTAATAACAACAGCCGTACGGCGTCTCACCCCTGGCGGTTTCTGCCGCCTCCTCGCCCACCACCACGTCCGTGCCCCACTCCGCCTTGGGAACAGCCACCGGTGTTCCGTCCTCGCCTCAGACCACCTGGCATACCAGTACCTCCGCCGCGCCCATCGCGTGGGCGACGTTGCCCACGCGGGTTGTGTGTGCTGCTACCCCCTCTGCGATATGGCACGAAGGGATTAGCCATGCTATGCCTCCTCTGCATAGTCGGGGAGGGCAAGCCATTCTAGCCCACCCTCCCCTTTGTTTGAGCCTACGTTAGGTCTGTGCCAGCAGTACCGGAGTCAATCGTCACCAGCCCGAAGAAGTCGCCGTCCACAAGATAGGTGGCGTACCGAGTGTTCACCGACCGGCTGGCGATGTTGGTGCTCGTGTTGTAGCTGCTCGGCGAGACATAGACCGGAACATACGGTGCGTAGATGTAGGCCGTGTCATTCCAGTCCTGGCCCTTATAGCCAAGCATTATCGTGTCCGTGGTGAACCAGCCGACGGAGTACACGCGCCAGCGGTTAGAAAGAACACCCTCATACGTTACATCAATACCGAAGGTATTCTGCTCGTCTGGCGCAGCCGCCACGAAGTTATTAAGCGCCGAGAAACGAGACGCTGCAATCGGGTCACACACAAGCCAGTTGGGGCGTCGGTACTTCTTGCTGGCAATCTCCCCGCCTGCGCGGGAAATGAACTCAAAGGTCATCGAGGACCCAGAGGCATTGCTTCGCATATCCTCAAGGATGGTGTAGTTAACCTCGCGGGCGATTTCGTTAGCCGCAATGTTAAGCAACTCCTCTTCGGCATTCAGACCGTGATACGCTGCAATGTCCTGCTGGAGCACGGAGGTCCACTTCGCTTCAATTGACTTCTCCGTGGCGCTAATAGACGCCTCGGTGATAGAGAGGCCCACCCGCGCCTTAGCCGCCTCCTCCGTGTGGTCAGCATACGTGCTATCGAAGTTGGCACTCTGGTCAAGCCGACTGTCGCTTGGCTTGGCCAATGGATTCAGGAAGAATACCTTGCCGTCCGGCCTATCAATCGGCTGCACGGAGCAAAGTTCTTGAGCAATGAGCCTCGGGAACGTCCTGCGGAATAGCGGCAAGATGTACGGCGCGCCAACGGCTATGTCTGAACTTGTGGTCGCCTCCACGAGACTCTGGTGGCGGGCAAAGCCCTCGCGGGTCAGAACGTTGATGTAGTATGGATGCTCCTTCTGATAGTTCTCAATTATCCGACGGAAGCACCATACGGGGTTCGTGGGATTGTCCTCGCCCGTATCCCTCATACCGTCGGCTACGAGACCCTCAACAAGTTGATTGACTACCTCGGCGGGAGTCTCAGGCAACGGTCGGCGCTCTGAGGCAAGCAGTTCGGTTTCGTCGTCGGCGTGTACCTGAATACCAACACCGGCCTTCGCCTTAATCTCGGCAGCCTCCTTCATAGGCGCATAGAGCACCTCGAAGGTCTTGTCAATGTCCTCGACGCTTGTGCATTTCGTGAGGGCACTCTCCAAGCGGCTGCGCAGTTCTGCTGGAAGTGCCGCGACCTCTTCAGCGGCAATCTTCTCCTCAACATGGGCGGAGAGGGCTTCCCTCTGCGCACGCAAGGCCTCTTCCTGCTCCAGCTTCTCAAGGCGAGCCTTGAGTTCGGCGGTATCTTCTGGAACAGCCTGTGGCGGCTTCTCCTCTACAACCTTCTCTACGGTCTCCTTAATAACGTCTTCTTGGCCCTTCTGAGTAGCCATCGTATCCTCCTTTTGCGACTCTTGAACGTTCGGTTCCGTCTGTGCTGTCTGCTCCTCAGGTTGTATGACCTGAATGCTGGTGTCAGGGGCTGCGCCCTCAAACACCGAGTCTATCGCAGCCAGCACATAGTCGTCCTGAACGACTTCTACCTCCTCGCCGTTCTCCCACTCCTCCTTCTCCACCGAACCGAACCCTCGCGTGCTCCACTCGACGCCTACTCCGGCCCGAATAAGCTGCTTCAGGTTCTCGCCAGATGCGGTATTCAGCACCTTCGCCTTATACCGCATCCGGTCTCTGTCCTGCCAGATGTCGGTGAACAGTACGCTAATCTTGCCGAGGTCAGTCCCAGGCGAGAACCACCCTGGGTGGCCCTCCATTCCGATTAGCTTCCCGTTCATGAGCATAGCCTCGATGTGGTCTTCATTGGCTTCCCACACGCTTTGAGGATACACCCGACCGTTGGCAGTAAGAATGTTGACGCGAGCAAACGTACCCGTGATGGGGACTTCTCCCTCCCCCACGGTAGCGCCCTCGTCAATCTGCGGCTTGTCATTGGCGTACGCGTCCTCGATAACATCAAGGCCTTGCTCTTCCGCAAGTGAGCGTAGCCTATGGTCGGCTTGTTCAAGTACCTTGCGCCAAGCGTCCTGCTCTATCCCCTCCGTACCTTCTAGGGCAATGAATGCTTCGCTCTCGGCCCTCATAGCATCGGCGATGGTAGCAGCCTCGCTAATCGCTGCCTGGGCGGCCTCTATGCTCTCCGCGCCCATGCCTGCATTCTTCTTGGCCCAACGCTTGAGCGATGGATTCAGGAGCCTATCGAGGGGACTAGCTGTATTGTACTTGTGCTTGATGCCATTGCTCCTCGCGGCGGCTATAATGCGATTCCAGACAACCCTCCGCGAGGCGGTCTTCTTATACTGCTTATAGTTTTTCGCCATGTAAGTGATGGCAGCCCTGACGTGTGAGGCATCTATCGGGTAAAGCCAGTTCACAGGGTCGCCGAAATCATTGTCCGCGATATTCTTGTACTCTCCAGGTTTCGTGAGATGGCCCTGGGGCAGAACCTCAATGCCATACCTGCGGCTCCTGGCGTCCCGCGCCTTGCGCAGAGCCTCACGTTCCTTGTCCGTGTATTCCGTGTATTCTCGGAGCCAGTCGGCGTAGGGGCAGGTTTCGTCCTCGGAGAGTTCATGGAAATGAGGACATTGCTCCGTGGCATTCAGCACGTCATCAGCTAGGGCTTCGTCGGGGGGGTAGCCGAGAGCCTCAGCAATGCAAGCATCAGTACCCGCGTTTTCACACTGGCGAGCCATTCAAGTCGCATCCTCTGAGCCTCCCAAGGCCTAATGGTTACTACCACTACACGATATAGTAACAAACATGCGCTGGGCTGTCAAGCAACCTCTGAGTCGTCTAGGCTATCCCAAGCAGGATGCTTCAATCCCCGCGCTTGTAGCATCCGCACAACTGTCTGGTGCATATCGGCGGCCTTGTCCATATCCTGCGAACAATCTTCATGCAGAGCGTTGTGGAGAGCAACGAGGGCAGCCGTACTGAGTTGGTGCAAGTCATCTTGGTTCTTGCTATCTCGCTTGACCCACTTGCCGTTGGCAGACCTATGCCAGCCCATCTTCTTCAACTGCGCATTGGCGGTAGCAAAGGCCAGACTCTCGGCGTCCTTAGCGGACTTGCCCTTGGACAGGTAATGCTTGTATGAGTTGTTCCATGTCTTGACCCACGCCCGCTTTGCCGAAGTCGGCAATCCCTTCAGCCTGTCGGGTAGGTTTTTCAGCGTATAGGGTTCGCCAAGCTCAACTGGCGTCTCGTTCGACAACTGTCCAGCCCTCCTCGAAGTAACCGCCGAATGCGGGCCTGCCCACGCTAGTTTCCCAAGGCTTCTCGGTAGTTTCGTCCTCTGCCAGAACATGGGCCACTCTGCCAGTATTGTTCGGCCATTCTATCCTATCAAGAAGCTCCATGCGCGAGACCGTGGGCAGTTCGTGTGCGGCCATGTTATCCCAACGCAAGACATCTGTAACTGCAACCGCATCAATGCCAGCGGCAAGCACGGCATCGAAGATAGCACTATCTACCTCGTCAATGCCCGCCAGGGCGAGAAACAACGCGGAGGCGTTCCTTGTTTCCTCGTTGCCCTCAACATCCCGCACCACAATCTTGCCGGTAAGGGCTTCACCCACATAGTCGAAGACCCTGACCGTGTTGCCCTTCTTGTGTATCTGAATGCGTCTGCCAGTTAGAAGCGGCTGCAACACCAGCGGGTAAGAAGGCTCACCCTCACGGGTAGCCCTTGGCGGTTCATGAAACTCGTTCAGGGGCAAGACATCGGGCATGGCAACCTCTGCTGCCACTATGGGCCGTAGTACTACCTCGTATCGTGGCAAGTAGGGCGCTATGCCTATGAACTCCTGTGGAGGTGCGTCCTCGTCTGTCCTCTCAAGGGCCGCCCAAGCCTCGCTTATAGGGTCGCTTTCAAAGAAGAGGTTGGGTTCCCCCGTCTCCATTGTGTCTATGCGGGTCAGGACAATCTCCTCATCAATCTGGCGCATCGTTATCGCCTCCTGGCACGGGTGTGGCAGTAGCTTGGGCCTGTTGCTTTTGCATGGCATCAGCAATCTCCTCAGGAGTGAGACGCAGTACCTTCTGCCAGATAACCTCATCGGGGAGGTTGACGTTGCGCCAGTTGCTTGCGGTCTGCGCTCGCTGGAGTTCGATGTTGGCCTCCCTCTCCTCCGCACGTACTGCGATTGGTGGCATAACGATAGAGTACTCTCCCTCTGGGCTTGCAGGATTAATGCCGTTCAGGATTAACTCCAGGTCGAAGATGCGCTTAAGGCCCATCTTTACAGCACGCTGTACGTGACGCAAGGTGCGCCCAAACTGTTCATCGCGTTCCTTGTCGCCCGTGCCTACAAATGTCCTCCTGCCAATGTCATAGTTCAAGAGTTTGGCTGGCACCTTGAGCGTACACAATATCCGGTTGAGGCTCCTATCAAGGTCATCCAGCCGCGTGATATGAGGATTGCTGCCGCCGATAGCTTCGACTTGACCATCTGCCACTACCCTACCTTGCGGGTCATACAACTTGGGCAGGAAGATGTCCGTGTAGACATCCGGCGGATTAGGCTGGCTGCTGAAGGTCGTAGCAGAATGACTGGTATCCCAGCCTCCCAACTGCTCCCTCTTCATGCTTCCTACATAGGTGTCTATCGCAGCCATCTGCTCTTGTGGCGTAGAACCATTAGGCACCGGAACGTGATGCACAAGCGTCTCGTATGCCCTAATAAGTCGCGCCATTGCTACAGAGTCCTCTGCCATCTGAAGGCGTTGCCAGTTCCTGCGTTCCCTAGAGAGCATGGCCTTGGCGTATGTTCGGCCCTCAAACGCGCCATAGGCCAGATGAACTATCTGCCAAGCGTAGAAACAAGCCACCAACGTATTGTCAACTATCTGGTCGTAGGGAGCTTCCCCCCGTACCTTCCGGCGGAAGGCATCAACGGGGTCGCCCGACTTCAGGTTACCATAGGCATCAACGTTCTTATGTATCTGGTAGCTGTGCGGGAATTGCTTGATGCGTTCAATCCTTTTGTCCTCGCCCAAGACGGGTTCAAGGAAGTGATTGCCCTTCTTTACCATTGTCCGCACGATGTCCCACGTCTGTGTCGCCAAGCCCGTTCGGGTTACCATTGCCCCCAACGTCTCCACAGCCATAGAATGGCCCTCTATGAGGAAGTCCCTGTCTTCCTGGGGGTCTATGAAGGTCGTCGCACAGTCAGCTATCACGTCTAGCGCAGTAGAGACTACGCCATCCTCGTTGTCCATGCGGTCAATGATATTCTCTTCGTCCTTGCGCGTGTTAGAGATTGACAGCCACGGAAGCGTATCTAGGAACCTGCTACTATGAGTGACACCTGTATCTGTAGCGGGTTTCCTAGAGCGGGCTACCTGTCTCCAGAGGCGTTGTGCCCAAGTCGTCAGCCTGTTCATGTTCTTCTTGCGCCTTTCTTGCAGAAGCCGTCTTCGGGAACGCCGCCCACGCATCGAACACCTCGCGGCTTACGCCCGTGCCTTTAGCGGCAGCGTCAGCAAGCCACATCGCCATCACGGTATCATTGTAGTCACCAACGGGGTATGTTATCATTTCCTCTATCCAACTGCAAACGGGGCAGCTATGCGTAACACCCTCGTGGTCTCCCGCGAAGGGGATAACCCACCCCCCATTGTCTACCTGCGCGGCTAATCCTGGCACCCCCATATTCAAATCGTGCTTCTTGGCGCCTGTATAGAAACCTCTCACGGGGATAGACTTGCGACTAACTGGGGCTTGTGGCGCTCGTAGGCCTCATATATCAAACTAGCCGCGTCTAGCGCCCTCATCTGCCGCCGGATTATGTCCACTACATGTCGGCGGCCCTCCTCGTCCACAGCAATAACGAAGACCACCGTGTAGTTACCGCCACCCGCCGTCCTCGCCAAGTCAACACCTATGTAGCGGGGCCACGTAGGGTCTATGCCCTCGCCGAGATATAGGTCGCGCCGCTTGCACTTCTCTATGCCCTCGAACGAGAAAACGCGCTCATTCTCAAGGAACATCTGAAGGAGATACTGCTGATTGAATGCCCTATCGTTTGCTATCTCCTGCCGCCTATTCTCAAGGGCAGCTATTGACCATACCGGCCAGATGGCCTCGCCATTGAAGATAGCGGGGCGCTTCCAGACATTCCAACCCTTCTGCTTTTCTAAGGTGCAGGTGAGGTCATTCTCTGTCCACGGTGTCGCGATGTAGACAATACGACCATCGGGAAGAAGCGTGTTCAGCCAAGCATCGCGGTACTGCGCCCGCACGTGTGTTTGCAATGCGGGTTGGAATATGGCATTCTTGGGCGTCACTACATCGTCGAAGACAAGCAGGTTCGACCGCCCGCTTACGCCCGACGCGAGAATGGCACCAGCTTCTACCGTCGGGTCTTTAGAGTGCGACTCTCTCTCCACGTAGAGACGATGCGTCTTCCATGACCTGAATGTGTGGGGCTTGAGGCTGGGGAAGACATTCCTCACCCGTGGGTTGTCTGTGATGTGCTCTCCTATCGAGGATACTAGGGCAGAAGCGTATTCGTCTTTGCCCATGACGACCTTGACCAGCAACTCGTGATTGCGCCCTATCTCCCATATCACTCTCCCGATAGACATCTGTTCTGTCTTGCCGTGGCCTCTAGGTGCGATTATCAAGGTGCGCGAAGGGCCTTGAAGCGGAACTAAGCCTTGCCACTCTCTGTGTATCTGGCCTTGCTGGAAGAAGTTGCCACTACCGTCAAAGAAGCAGTACTCCATGAAGGCATTAACGTCTTCCTGGGCTTTCCTGATGCGTATGCGCTCCTGCGCCTCCTCAATGTGGCGCATCTCCTCCGCTATCGCATCAGGCGACGCCCTCATGCGCTTCTTCCGTAGGTGGCTTGCTATGTCTGTAGCCACTAGAATGCCCGCCTCAGATATATGCCCCAAGTGTCTTCGTCCACGTAGCCCACGCCGAACCGTATCTTCCGTCGCGTGATGCCAGCATCCGCCCCGAACCCAGGCTGATAGTATGGCCTCAGCACTGTCGCATAGGCACCCCAATCGTTAACGCTGAATGCCTGCCAACTTAGTGTCGCCAACCCACGCTCGTCCTCGTTGACCGCAGGCACCACAAACAGGCTTATGCCATATTCGTCGGGCAACAAGGCGTCCCAGTCGTCTGACGCATCGGCAGGAGCCACCACCATCGCGAGCACAACAACTCCCAGTACCACCATAACTAGCAGCCAGAACTAGATACTCAGCCCTGTATCTACCTTCAGCATCATTGTTCGGCCTCCTCCGTGAACTCTGCATCTATTGCATTCCTGGCACTACCAAGCGACGCAATCTCCTCGCGCATCGTCTCCAGCTTGCTTGCCATTTCCTCCAGTTTCTCTGGCGGCAATGCGTTTATCGTATCCACGTAGATATTCGTCTGTGTCGCCGACATGTCGCCTTGGCCTTCGCACTCGGCTTGGGCTACGCTTAGTGTCTTCAATAGCGTCCTGCCAAGACGCTCCAGGCCGCTGGCGGGTTCGCTTATCACCCCTAGCTTGAACCTGTCGAGCAAGTCTAATGCCATCTCGTTGAGGAGGCGCAGGCGGTAGGCCTTATGCACTATCGGTATGTGGCCTATCTCCCGTGAGAGACTCTCAACCTTCTCGGCTATCTGTGCCGCATGTGTCTCGCGTAGCCTGCGTATGGGCGTGGTCGTACGCGGGCCGCCGAAATACTCCTCGCATAGCTGCTGTATCTGCACGTCAGAGTGCCCAGCGGCCACCATGCCGATGACGAAGTTGGCAATGGGGCTAGTCATCTTGCCTTGCCACTCCACCTGTGGCACGTTGGCGGGACGCTCGCCCTCACCTAACTCAGCTAACACCATCGTCTGATTCAGGGGGAATGCCTCCTAGCCGCTCTAATCGGTCTAAATCCAAGTGCTTCGAGGGCACCTTGCTTGATTGACTCATCTGATGTTCCGCATACACATGGCGGACGCACATACGTATTGCCCCCGCCATAGTCAGACCCTTCTCCCTCCTAAGCTTGTCGAGGAACTCCCTAAGCACAGGCGGGAACCCCACCTTAACGCGTGGGGTTTTGTGCCGCCCTGTCACCTGGTCGAGCCACTCAAGGTCGTGTACCATGATGCTTACACCCAGCAAGCATTATACTAACCTCTGGTGCAACCGTCAACCTACTTCCCATCCCCAATAGTGGAACCGGTTCCACATTTTGTGGGCTGGCAGGTTTGAAATCCATGCTACAAGGGTATATTCTACTCGGTCGAGATACTATGCAAGAGAGAGAAAGACCATTCACGTGGTTCCTAGCAGGCCCCATCTTTGTGCCCTCATGGATAATCCCCAAGGCGTGGCGCGAGAAATACCCTGAGGCCACCTATGAAAAGCAGAAGGCGTTCATCTGGCGGTTGCCTATTGTACGGGGGCTTCACGAGCACGGGATGGGGACGATAGACCCTTACTCCAGTGACATGGAGAAGTACTGGTATCTCTATGGCAAGCGGGAAGGTTACCTCAAGATGCTGGAGGATGTTGACGGGGTGATAGCAGTCTTGCGCCCTAAGCATTTTGCGGCGGTCAGAGAGCATGAAGCCCACATCGGGCTTGTCATGGAGTATTGGCGCAGACCGTTCGTGCTGTATGCCCCAGAGATGGCGGCGCAGGATGTGCTCATGAAGCGTTTCACCGTTGCTCCCACATTTGGGTGGATTGTGCCAAGGGCTGGTATTATCCGCGACTACGAGGAGGCCCCGACATGGTAGACATTCAGAGGTATCGAGGTAATGTAATAGAGGTAACTATACCTTTCGCGCTATCCAAGACAGTACGCAAATGGTATGGCAATAAGACGGTACATTGTTGTATGGGCGCTCGTGTAGACCGTCAGGGGGCTGATGGGACGATTTATGTGCATCGCTGTTCTTGTAAGGACGAAGCCGAGTTCGAGCGCAAAATAAGAGAAGCAATAGCTAGAATTCGTGCGGTGATAGATGCTGAGAAAGCTGAGGAAGAATACATCGAGGCCTTGTTCAAGAGGTTGCGAACCTGAGGATGGTATAAGGTTGTGCTTGACACGTGCGGGCGTTTGTGGTACGATGCGTCACACGAACCTAAGCGAGGAGGTGCGATAGTGTCCAAGAAGAAGTCTAAGTCCAAGAAGGAACTAAGCAAGGAAACCCTCCGTGCAATCCAACAGGTCGTAGGCACCAAGGTCACGTGCGCGGGCTGCGGACGTAAGGTCACACTCACGGAGGAGGGAACCTGCCCCATTTGTGGGCGAGCGTTCCTGGAGGAGGGTTGAGATGCCAGGCATACTGAGCAAGGGCGGGTTCGGCGGTAAGCTGCGGACATACCAGATTCACCTTGGAGAATGTACCAAGGAACTCTACGACATCACCCACGCGAAGTCGCCCGCGCTTGACCCTAAGACAGGAAAGAGCAAGTACAGGATAGTCAAATGCGCCAAGTGTGGCTTGCTAGATGCCGTGCCCCGTGTCAAAGCGGGAGGCAAGGCCGTGCTTGAGAGGGGCCGTTGCCCCCGATGTGGCGGGCGACGAGAACTGCTATTCCGCTAGGGAGGCGTACAGTGGGCGACACAGATAGGTTGCAGTATATCCAGAAGGCGCTTGAAGCAGGCACTACCTATGCAGATATAGGTCGGCACCTCGGCATTAGCCGCGAACGTGTGCGCCAGATAGTGAACAAGCACTTCGATGTCAGTATGTATCCCCGAATCTGCCCTTGGTGTGGGAAGCCCGTGGATGGTGGCAACAGGCGCACTATGTATCACAAGAAGTGCTTCCAAGAGAAGCACATGATAACGGAGCAAGAGAGAAAGCGTGCGAAGACTTGGCATCAGAGAATGACCTTCTCTCATGCCGAGGCGTTGGCAATGACTACATACCGCGAGCGTGACATCCCCTTCATTGCCTGCCCGTATCAAGCTCCCTTTGACTTTTGGCTTAGTGGAATCCGCGTTCGTGTATCTGGCTCGCGGTTGAATGCGCGGGGCTGCTTTCAATGGCGCATAGCCCGACGAGCTTGGAGTGATATTACCGATGCCTGCGATGTGATGCACCTAGTGGGGATGAGAGAACAGGCTACGCACCACCTGATAGTGCCCGCATCGGAGGCCGTTGGTATCAGCACCATCGTATGGCGTCCTTGGGACTCCGAGCACAAAGGCTCCTCGCAGTGGGATAGATGGGTTGACGCTTGGAGTGTCCTTGAGGCCCCAGAAGCGTTGCAAAGATGAGAGTTGTGCCCAAGCCAGGGCAGCGGCCTGCCCCCTTCCTGCTCCCCGCGTTTGTTTCCCTCCCCAGGTTGGGGGCGGGCCGCACATTTCGTAGAGCAATACTACCACTTGGCACAAAAGGAGGTGTGGCCTTTCCGAAGGGAAGCACCCACGCCCGCCTCAAGAGAAAGGCGGGCGGCGATTATCCTATCTTGGTGTTTGATAAGACGCGGAATTGGGGATACTGTTCTTAGCCCACGAGCACATAAGACTAAGAGGTGACACACACCATGTCTGACTACCAGTTTCACGTTATCGTTGGCTTGATTTGGCTCGTCATCGTCTGGGTCATTACGGTCAGCAGCAGTGATGGTGCAGACGGGAGGTTGAGATGGGGGCCTACGTTCGCCCTCGTCGCCGCCATCGCTGCAAGCACTGCGTATTTCGTACTAGCACTGATTGCTGTTCGATGAGCAGATAGCGCGAACACCTGAGGGAGAAGACCTGCCGGCCACGTTCTTCGCGACGGTCTCGGAGTGCGGGCAATCAGAGATGGAGGTGTAGCGATGGGCAAGTGGTATTTAACATTGCAGTCTTTCTGTATCGGCTTTTCGACCTACTGGACGGTAGATTGGTTCATAGAGCAGCCAGAACGGGCATGGATAGCGGTTCTGTCCCTAGTCTATTGGGTCGGAACGGCTGCCTTCAATGTCTCCGGCATGATTAGCGGGAGGTACGAATAGCCCATGGACGAACAACAGTCTTATTCTTGGCTCTCAACCTGCGCCAAACGAGGGAAAGGCTCACGAGTACGCGGTTCCGCGTGAAGACTTGAGAGAGGAGGCCACGAATGAGCTGGGGCCGCTGGCTTTAGCGCAATGAGAGAAGATGAACCCGGTTGGCGGGCCTGGCTTGGGGCGATGTGCGGCCTCAACGTTGTTGCGGCTGTCTGGCTAATCATAAAGGGCATAGTGTTGCTGCTTGCAAACTCGTGAGAATCTGATGGGATAAAGGAGAATATGCCATGCGCAAACTTGCGGTCGCGATGCTGTTAGTCTTGGCGGGAACGGTCTGTGCTATCGCACAGGAGCAAGAGGTCACCTATAAGGTCGGGATAGACAGCGAGAGCATTGCCGAGGCCGCCGAGGTCTTGGAGAAGTACGTGGACGGGCCACTAGGCAGGTACTACGCAGCGGCGGTCAGGCGGCAGGTCATCATCGGCAAGGGGAAGGTAGTACTGCTATCCATAGGGATGGTATTATGCCTCGCGTTTATATTTAGGGTTGCGAGAGGTATCCCCGCAGAGGCCCATGACGAGGTAGATACGATAGACGTGGCGATAATAACGTTTGGCGCGCTGGTAGTATTAGCAAATCTAGGACTGCTATTACTCGATGCCCTACCACGGTGTGCTACCCCAGAGTTCTATGCTGCCAGAGACATCCTGCAAAGCTTGCATTGAGGAGGCCACAGCATGTTCAACGACGATGACTTTGAGAAGCAGTTCCAGAGAATGCAGAAGCTCGTGGTGGCGGGTTACATCACGTATCTCGTGGTCGGAATAGCAGGGTGGGGGTTTGCCGTGTGGGTTATCTACGTCCTGCTCAAGCATTTCGGCGTTATCTAAGGAGGCAGCCTCATGTTTCGCAGTCTATCGGATGCACTTAGCGCTTGCGGGACATACCCGACAACCTACATTGAGGAGGTGATATAAATGAGTCCAGAGACACCCAGAGAGGCGCATCCGCTATTGCCCGTGGCGGTAGACGCATTGGCCCGCCTGGAGAACGTTAGCAATGTGTTTGCTCTGATATGGAAGGCACTCTACGGAGGCCCCCAGCCAGAGCCGAAGACGCGGGAACGCCCTCAGAATGTGCAGGCGGCATTGCTGCGCATTAAGGAGGAGGCCAAGTACTTGAACGAGTTTGCCACACAGCTCCAGAAGCATATTTCTACCGACGAGGAGGTCGCCTAGTGTTTCGCACCAAGGCCGACGCTATCGTGACAGCAGTGCTCGTACTCGCGCTTGCGGCTATCGCGTTGACGTTCGGGGTCGGACGCGGCTGCGCCGCCGAACGTTACTGGCGGTCAGAGGCTACGTACACCATCAGAAACGGCGGAGACTGCTTCAGCGTGGCGCGGAGGCTCAGGCAGGTCTACGGTGCGCCACGGCCCGGCCTCGATACCTGGCTGGTCGCACAGGAGATAGCCTACCTGTCCGGCGTCTCCGCACACGACCTGTTGCACAAGGGCCACAAGCTCACGGTGCCTGTCTACCGCCGAAGTGGCCGATGGTTTTGCGGCGACATCCGCAACCATCACGTGGCGGTCATGGCAGGCAGGACTTATCGCGTATCGCCCGCGCTGCTGGTCGCGATACGCACGCATGAGAACCCGCTGGCCTCCCGTGACTGGTACGCCTACGGGGTCAAAGCCGTGAAGGGCACCGACCTGCGGACGCAAGCATGGTGGGCCGCACGGATTGTAAGGCGCATTGCGGGGCGGCAAGGCTGGTCGCCCATGCAGCCAACGCGGGAGCGCGTCGTGCGGCTAGGGAAAGCGTATGCCGAGGGGTCGGAGTCGTGGGGCATGTGCGTCTGGGCGCACTATAGGAAAGCGAAGGGGTGGGTCAAATGATGAAACCGGTACTAAAAGCTTCTGATAGACCTACGCCTGATTGCCGCCGTTGCAAGTATAGTTTCCTAGAGCCTGCTGGGAAATATACGGGGAATATTAGGCGATGGATATGCAAGCGTTCAGGGATGTGGAAGGCGATGGATATGCAAGCGTTCAGGGATGTGGATAACCGATATGCGTAACGGTGTAAAACAGGCACGATGGTGTAGCTACTACGAGGACACAGGTAAGTAAGCAGAGGGTTGGTAACGATAATGGAGAAAGACCGCCATTTCCCGTTTGAGCATATCAAGTACGGGTTCCGCTGGGGGGCGATGACCGTCGAACGGGTGATAAGCGACCCGGAATGGGGCGTAGTGGTGCGCATTAGCACACCACACAAGGCGCTTGAGGTAAGAGCGTCGCCAGCGGGCCGGAAACTAGTCGCAACCCCGATGCCGGTGTATGAGATACCGGACGACAGCCCCGAAGAGGAGAGTGAGGGGAATGGGTGAGTTGGAGCAGCAACAGCAGAGACTTGACGAGATAGGCCGGCTAAGGCGGGGACTCCGCTTAGCCTGCGAGACACTAGCACGCGAGAGAATAGAACGTTGGGCGGACGAGACGGGCGAGGCCGTCGGTGAGGATGGCGTCCGCCTTGCCACCGCAGACGTGATGCGCGAGATTATGGGCCAGGTGGATAGGGAGGGGGAACAATGACCGCGAACGCCGGATTGAGGCCGCACGAGATAGCACTGGTCGGCATCACCTACGGCATTCTGCGCTCGCTAACGTTCGGCGGCGATTTCCCAGCATGGGCCGCCGGGCGACTAGCTGACTGGCTTGAGAGACGATTGACGAGGAGGGAGAGTCATGAACCGCGACATCGCAGCCGTAACCGCCGCCGGCGGCACCTGAAGACGAGCGGGGTCACGGAACTGTCCAGAGAGGAGGCCGAGCTACGCCGCCGGACGCCCCGGCCCCGACGCCCTCGCCGCCTCATGCGCGGGAAGGCCCTCGGGGAGGGGGTACGGCAGACCGTGTGTATCCTACTGGCGGAGGGCGTCCCCGTTACGGAGATTGTCCAGCGCATCATGGAGGAGAGCACAGGCCGCGAAGAGGCCCTCAGGCCACGACGCTGGGCGGTCAGCGGCTATGGGCCGACGGGGGCAGATGGACTGTGCGAGGCAATGAGAAGACAGGAGGGAACGCAATGACTGAGGGCTACGACGTGACATACCCACACGACCGTGGACTATGTAAGGAGTTGCAACGCTTCGCAGACGACTGCGGCAAGTGGCGAGCAACGCGCATTCAATCCCTTGTGGCAAGGGCGCGCGCCCGCATCATTGACCTTCAGGCAGTTCTGCGGAATGGT